TTGGAACCTGGTAAAAGTTTTGTACGGGTTATACAAAGTATTGGTAGGGGTATTCGGAAAGCGGAAGACAAAGACCACGTCCAAATCTGGGACATAACATCAACTTGCAGATTTGCAAAAAGACACCTAACCAAACGTAAAGCATTTTATAGAGAAGCAAACTATCCTTTTAGTGTAGAGAAGTTGGATTGGAATGCGTAACAAAGCGGAGAAATTATGAGAATACTAACACTAGACAATACTGTGTTTGAAGTAGATACACTGCCAGAAGAAATTGATGACTTACGTTTTGCAATTTTTGACAACAGTGATCCGCAGAATCCAGATCACTTATACATACCACTTATATTCTTAGAAACGTTCAATTCACCAGCACTGGTGTTACGTATTGGAGATCGAACAATGAAAATGCCAATTGATTGGCAAGTACTAATTGGTGAACCAGAAGTGGGCGATCTTGAAATGCTACCATTGACAAGTATCAATGACAGAGGATTCAAAGTATTTCAATTCAATCCATTAACCAGTTTTCGACCCAGTTATATGGATATTGAAATAATCGATGTTTATCAGGATGTGACTTGGTATGTACCTAAACTCAAGAATGGACAGATGTTAGCGGTTCCAGTTGACAACAAAGACGATCCACGATGTGCATATTTTGTCAAAGACATCAGTCGTAACTGTGAAATCGTGGATTATAATAAGGCGTGGTAATATGGAATTTACAAATGGCATATTTAATGTAATAAAAAACAAGATGAATGACAGTGCAATTTTGGCATTGATTTATACTTGCGGTCATGTTATAATAGCAATGAATGTTGTGTATTGGATGACCGGTGCAAGCATATGGGAGGCCGGAGCAGTAGCACTGGTTGAACCTTGCATAAATGGTGTATGGTTTTATGTATTACATAGAATATGGACAAAATACAATGAGCGAAAAACTTAACATAGCAAATGAAATGCGTTGCCTTGATCGCAAGGATCGCAACTTCTATGACAGCTTGACAGAAGAAGAACGTAAAAAGTTTTCAAACTTTCTCATGATACGTTGGGGATCAAGTGTACAAGGTCCTAGCGAACTACAAGAATATTATTTGATAGCCTGCAATCAGCGACTGAACAAACACTTTTTTGACATCAATCGACATCCTAAACTACAATGGCTTTGTGCTACAAGTATTTCACCAGGAATGGGATCGCACAAACATCAGTGGATACCACCTAAGAAAAAAGAAAAAGGCAACAATGAAGGCAAGAAAATATTGATGGAACTGTTTCCAGCAATGAAGTCCGACGAGATAGAACTGCTCAGCAAATTAGTTACAACCAAAGAACTCAAGGAGCATCTGAAACTAAGTGGAAACAACTAATGCACCTTCCGATTAAGATTGCTACTTCTCATCATGTAGGAGATGTGTTAGATTTCTACGGGTACTATGCTCGCTTTAAGAACTTTAGACGTTTTAGTAAACTACCAACCTACTTTGATGGTGGCGATCAATCAGACGGTTATGTTTGTTATGAATACTACAAAGACCAATTGATTCACAACGTTAAAGATAGCATAGTGTTTATAGATGCACTCAAAGAAGGATGGCATGTTTTACCAAATCAATCTCGAGGATGGCCCAAAGACAAACATTATTTTCTTATAAGTGGAGCAGACTGGGACACAGAAGATCCAAAGTATCAGTTGCCTGTTGACTACACACTGTTGTATTTTCCATGGGTATTGTTTGACACTGTAAGAACATTCACCAGTTTCAAACACGAATTGTTCTTTTCAAATATCACATATGATTTTGTTTACCCAAAACCGGTTAATTTTTGTTCAATGAGTGCCGGCATTAAACCACATAGAGATTATGTTATTGAAAATTTATTGCCACAGATCGATCATAGTCACTATTCTGTAAAGTATGCTGGACAACAATTTGGTGTAGATATCAACGACCTTGACATTGTAAAAAAAATTTCTTACAAAGATACTGACCATTATCATAGAGAAGCAAATTCGCTTTTTGACGGCACAAGAGGAAAAGAGCTTCAAGTCATGAGTTGGCAACACATGCCTATTGACATTTACAATATTTCATACTATAATTTAATTACAGAATCAAACCAAGAAGGCAGTCACTTTTTTCCAACAGAAAAAATTTGGAAACCTATTCTAGCAGGCATACCGTTTGTTTGTATAGCAACCCAAAATTTCTTAAAACGTGTACGAGATCTTGGATTCAAAACATACGATACTGTATGGGATGAAAGCTATGATGAAGAAGAGAATGATAAAACAAGATTAGCCAAAGCAGCCGAGCTGTGTTTACAGTTAGAAAACTTTGATTGGAATAAAAACAAAGATAAACTAGTAGAAATAGCCTTACACAATAGAATACAATGGTCAAATGTTTCACAGATATTCATTGACTGTTTTATAGGTATGGAAAATAGTATTGAACAATTTAGAAATAGAAACGTATAAATGCAAATACTGTGAACGTGAGTTTAGAAAAGAAAGCACACTTGCAGTGCATCTCTGCGAACAAAAACGTAGATTCCAAGAAGAAAAAGAAGTTGGTGTACAAATTGGTTTGCAAAGTTACTTGAAGTTCTACACAATGACACAAGGCAGTGCAAAACTAAAAACCTATGCTGACTTTGCTACATCACCATACTACAAAGCCTTTGTAAAATTTGGTAGACATTGTGTTGCAATTAACGCAATTAACGTACCCAAATTTGTTGAATGGGTAATCAAACAAAACAAAAAACTAGATCACTGGTGCAAGGAAGCAGTATATGATGAATACCTTCATGAATATATTAGACGGGAAGCACTAACAGACGCACTTGAACGTGGCATTGAATATACTATAAAGTGGAGTGAACGTACAGGACATCCAGCACAGGACTTTTTGCGTTATGGAAATGATAATGCAGTTGCGTTTGCAATAAGTACTGGACGCATATCACCTTGGTTGGTGTTTAACTGTGAATCAGGACAAGCATACCTAGCAGATATGAATCCTGATCAAACAAAAATTGTATGGCCTTGGATTGATCCAGACTTTTGGCAAAAGAAGTTTCGTGACTATCCAGCAGATCAGGCATACTGTGAAGAAATACTAAAACAAGCAGGATGGTAAAGTGCCTTTTTACACAGAAAAAATAAGTTTTACATTACCTGCAGAGGAGAAGAAAATGGGATTAACTAGACCAAAAATACAACAAGTGGAAAAAATACAAAAATCCAAAGATCCACAATTTTACATGATGTTTCTTAAAAGTGCAATACGTATTGGTGCTTGCTATGCATTACTAACTGGCGATTTTGTAATGGCCGCAATAATATTTGCTATTGCTGAATTTGTAAACATAGGACACTATATAAGCAAATGAGTGCAGATGTAGATATAGACTTTGCTGACAGGCAACAGATAATCAATTTGATTCGATGTACGCCTGCACGCCAAAACGCAGAAGGACGCAAGCATAACAGTGGTGTTTATGTTACACCTATACCTGTTGACGCACCCAATGGGTGTGCAAGTATAGATTATGAGTATGCAGAACAACGTGGATATTTTAAACTGGATTTGCTTAATCAGAGTGTATACACATTAATACGTGATCAAGCACACTATGATAGTATGTTGGCAAAAGAGCCAGACTGGACAAGACTACAAGATCGTGATTTTTGTGAACAAATAGTACACATAGGAAACTATCATGATCTTATTTGTGCTATGCAACCTGACAGTATACCACGCATGGCAGCATTTATCAGTATTATACGTCCAGGTAAAGCACACTTACAAGGTAAACCATGGAAAGAGGTATTTGAAACTGTTTGGGACGGTGATGATAGTGCTGGGTTTGTGTTTAAGAAATCACATGCAGTCAGTTATGCAAGTTTGGTCGCATTGCACATTAATCTGCTTTCAACTTAGCCACCAATAAATAGCAGTATGATGTTTGATATGACTATTGCGACCTTACCGGTCTTAGAATTTTATCTTCCTCCAGCAGCGCCAGCATTGCTAAAAGGACATTTAGAAAAACACGGCTTCAGTTGTAACAGTTTAGATCTAAACCTCGAAAGCCGGCAGCTACTAACTAAAAATGAATTTGATAAATTTTTTGAATTTACCAATGCAAATAAACCAATTGATCAAAAAATTTTAGATAAAGTATTTTTACATTGGGAAAAACTTCTCTTAGAGAAACCATCCCGTTGGATCGGTTTCAGTATCTTTAGCAGCGACAGTCATATTACTGCAAGAGAATTTTTACCATGGTTCAAACAGCGTAATCCTAAACAACAGGTATGTATAGGAGGCAATGGTGTATCATCTCCTGAATTTGTAGAAGATGTTGTGGAATATATTGATCATATAATACACAACGAAGGAGAAAACCCTATTATTGAATTGCTTAAAGGTAATATGCAATTTCCAGGAATTGACAGTCCAGGTGACCAAATAGACAATTTAGATACAATTGGTTATGCAAATTATGAAGATTATAATCTCAATGAATATGATAGATTTTACAATGAAAATGTTGTACAAATCACAGGGAGTCGAGGATGCGTAAGACGGTGTACTTTTTGCAATGTTGGTCATTTGTGGCCAAAGTTTCGTTGGCGTACAGGTAAACATATATTTGAAGAAATCAAGAAGATACATCAAGAAAAAGATGTCCACCATTTTTATTTTACTGACAGTTTGATCAATGGAAATCAAAGAAGTTATTTAGAAATGTGCGAGTTACTTGCAGATTATAATAGCACACTAAACAAAAAAATAACCTGGGGAGGCCAATATATTGTACGTAGTCAAAAAGGATTGCCAGACCACTATTTTGAAGTCACTGCTAAAAGTGGTGCATACAATCTTGCACTAGGTGTTGAAACTGGCTCAGACAGTGTTAGGCATCATATGCAAAAGAAGTTTAACAATGATGACCTTGATTTTTTTATAGAAGGTTTTAGCAAATGGGGGACCACTTGCACTTATCTAATGCTAGTTGGTTATCCAACAGAAACACAGAAAGATTTTGAGGACACGCTGAATCTATTTAAAAGACATCAAAGATACGTTGCCAACCAAACTATACTTGGATGTACACTCGGAGTTACCATGCGTATTACTTCAGACGCACCAATATCAGAACAATATGGACATACATTTACTATTGCACCAAATGCCACAAAAAATAGTTGGGTCAGCAATGCGGTGCCAGGGCTTGATCTTGGAGAAAGAATTAGACGGAGATTAGTAGCTCACCGTGTTGCTGAAAGTTACGGATGGAGTATTATTAGTGCAAATAGAGAATTACGTAAAATCAAAGAAGAAGCTCAACAATGGATGACAGGATCTTTCGAGGTAACGAAAGACAGTTACTTAATGGATATCAGCCCTTAGAGCATACACTAACTCTTGAATTCACAGGAACCGAAGGCCGTCATGGGTGGCCTGAGATTGAAGTGTATCATAACACAGTGCTTGTTTATTGTGGCATAGTAAAACAACAATATACCCTTGCGATCAACGTAAGGGCTGATCAAATACGAAATCTGTTTAAAGTAAAGATGATTAATAAGCAACCAGATGATACAGTTGTTGATGAACTTGGTAATATTACCAAAGACAAAAGTGTTGTAATAGAAAATGCAACAATAGATAATTGCTTTATTCGCAACTTCTACAAAGTAGCAAAGGTTTTTACAACAGATCGAGTATATCCAGGATGCCAACTTTTTCTACCAAATGATCTAATAAAATTTTATTATAAAAATCCTCCACTAGAGTATCTTATTAAACGTAAACCGGTAGGATTTTTTGATACTAAAGAAGTAAACGCTGAGGTTAATAAACTGTTTGAAAAAACAACAAAACTGTTATTCCACAATTAATCAACTTTGCGAACAAGTGTGATACTTCTACGTTTTACCTTTTTGCGAGAAAGTTCTTGAAGGCTTGTGCTGGGGCCAAGAATTATTTCTAAATCTTTGTTTATAAATGTTTTGAGAAATGGTTTGAATTGATCCCAATCATCTTTTAAGAAAATGTTTATCGGAATACTACGATTTGATTCCCACCACCATGTATTGGCTAATTCTAAAAAATCACGTTTCATTTTGGCATTTATTATGCCACCAAAGTCATAGATTGTTGTTATCTGATCATCTTTATTTTGAATCACACCAACATATTCATTGCCTGCATAGGTACAGAATGTAATGAAGGGATAACGTTCTGCAATCTTTTCGAATAGCTCTACGCCCATAAATACCTTGTAAATGGAGTTAAATTAATGTATTCTACCACCGTATATTTATATCAGCAAAAACAACAGGTGTTATTACCCGACACCAGCGGTGCGTATTTTCAAAGGAGATGGCAACCAGTGTATGCAAAAAAATTAAAAGTCAACAGAGGAGTTGATAACGTCATATTGTTTGAATTTATAAACCAAGATCAGAAACCTGTGAACATCTCAGGAAGCACAATAACTTTCAGAATGATGAGTACTAATGGAGATGAATTGTTAATTGCTGAAGATCTAGTTCATCTAAGCAGTACATATGGAAGAGCAAAAGTAACACTCACCAGTGAAAAATTAGATCTAATAGAAGAACAAACTGCGACCTGGAGTTTGGAAAGAGCCAGTGGAAACTTGTATGAAGCAGTGTTTACTGATGCATATAGTGCAGGCCGAGGACAGGTTGACATAGTTGACAGTGTGTATCCTGATTTTGTTGAAAGTAAAATCATGATGATGCCTGCTCCCATTGATCATCCTGCACAGTCAAACGGTAATAGAGTTCATACCAGTGCAATTTATACTTCCGACAATACTCTAACTACTTTACAGTTGGATTTTGATAACTTTTCAGGTAATGTTAAAGTGCAAGCTAGTGAGAATCAAATTGGGCCAGACTGGTATGATGTTGGATCGCAAATACAGTATACAAATCAAAATTCACGAACCTATATAAATGTTGATGGCAGGCATAATTGGTTAAGGCTTGAACTAAATCAGTATGGAATAAGCGGTAATGCAACTGCACAAGTTCAAAATGGAGCAGTAACCACAATTTCAAGCAACGGGTCAGGAAGTGAATGGTATGGACCTGGTAATCCACGTGTAAGACTAGAAGGATTAGGCACAGGAGCAACTGCAACTACCACTGTGGACGGCGGCAAGATAGGCACTATTACACTAACCAATGGTGGACAAGGATATATAACTGCACCCACTGTTATTATTGACAACGGTGAAATTACACAGATAACCTATCGCTAGGAGAAACTTTGCGTATAAAACGTTTAAGAGCTATTGGTTGTAGTTGGACCTATGGCGATGAACTTCCTGAATCAACAAGACTTGAAAAAAGTTATCCAGGCTTAATTGCAAACCACTATGGACTAGAACTTGATAACTGTGGTTATCCTGGTGCTAGTTTAGAAAGCATGCGATGGGTACTCTATTGGCATCTCAAAAATAAACAAGATACAAACGAAACACTCTATGTAGTTGGCCTTACAAACAGTGACCGTAGAAGTTGGTACAACGCAGTTGAAAAAGATTTAGAATATAACTTTAACTTTAACCAACCAGAACGTCCATGGAACAAACATGTTCACAATGTTTGGTTAAAAGTAAACGACCAAACCATAAATCCTGATTGGTACAAACTAGATAAACTTTGGACAACCCATTGTTATGACAGAGAATGGGCAGAATACAATCATTGGGAAACGGTTCGTGCTTTCAGTGCTTTGCCTCATGTGATAATTTTCAACTGTTTGGTAAATCCATTTGAAAACAGTGGCGTGGTGAACGGAAAAAGCAGTTTTCGAGAAATATTTAAACCAGAGCACCTTTATCCTCGCAATCATCCCAATGAAAAAGGTCATGAAATTATATCAAAACACTTGATTGATTACATAGATCGTGTTAATATAATAGCATAATGATCGATTTATTGAGTTACATTCCGCAAAAGCGGAAACACACAAGTTCTGGTTGGGTGAGTTTCAATGCACCATGTTGTGTACATCAAGGAGAAACACAAGACAAAAGATATCGCGGTGGTGTTAAACAAACCGAAGATGACTGGAGCTATCACTGTTTTAACTGTGGTTTCACTGCAAGTTTTGTTGCAGGACGTAGTGTTGGTTATAAGGCACGTAAACTATTAGAATGGTTAGGTGTTGACGCAACTGATATCGAAAGACTAAACTTAGAAAGTTTAAAACGGAAAAGTTTATTAGATTTAACTGCTGAACGCAACACAATTAAACAAAAGCAAATTGACTTTGAAGAACAAGAAATACCCGCAGGTGTTGAACGCATAGATGAAAACAATCGAGAGCACTTTCACTATGTTGAATACTTAAAAAAACGTGGCATGGTATTTGGCTATCCGTTTTTGGTTGATAAGAAACGTGGTCCACGAGATAGAATAGTAGTACCATACACATACAAGAATAGGATAGTAGGCCACACATCACGTTACTTGGATAATCGTACGCCAAAGTTTATAAACAGTCAGCAACCCGGGTATGTGTTTGGATATGATTTACAAAAGTCAGACTGGACCAGTGCTATAGTTGTTGAAGGTATATTTGATGCATTGTCAATAAGTGGTTTGGCAAGTATGCACGAAACAATCAGCAAAGATCAAGCACAATTGCTCATACATTTAAAACGTAAAATTATAGTTGTGCCAGACCAAGATCGAGCTGGCTTAAACATGATAGAGGCTGCACTAGAATACAGGTTTGCAGTAAGTATACCTGAATGGCCTGAAGACGTAAAAGATGTAAATGATGCAGTGGTGCGTTTTGGTGTAGCAGAGACACTGAAACAGATACATACTAGTGCTGAATCAAGTCGGATAAAAATTGAAATGGCTAAGAAAAGATTAATGAGGAGCTTAGGTTGAGTTGTGATGTGTTGTTTACAAGTGTACCTTACACGGTTACAGAGGTTGCACCTGCGGCTCCAGCAGTATTAATTGGCATGCTAAAACACCATGGATATTGTGGCAAATTCTATGACTTTAATAATCTTACACTAGACAACGAACTTGTAAAAACATTTGCACTTGGAGTTAATCCAAATGATCCTGTAAAACTTGATCAAATATATCGTTATCATGTAAATCAGATGCTCGCATACAATCCAAAGTACATTGGAATAAGTCTTTTCAGTTATCAATGTATAAGTTCAACACAACTTTTGTGTATATACATAAGAACAATGGCACCCGACGTAAAGATAATCCTAGGCGGTCCTGGCCTAAGTCATAACGGATTACATGGTACCAACATGGGAGCTGAATGGCAAAAACTTTCATTATGCGACTTCTGGGTAAAAAGTGAAGGTGAAAATCCAATTATAAAAATTCTCAAAGATGATTATGTTAGCACACCACAGTGGGAACAGATACTCGCCCTTGACGAATTTCCTATACCTGATTATGACAGTTACAATTGGAAACTTTATAACAACCGTATACCTATTACTGGTAGTAGAGGATGTGTACGACAATGTACATTTTGCGATATTCACACTCACTGGAAAAAATTTGTATGGCGTAGTGGCAAAAGCATTGCAAGTGAAATGATTGAACAAAGCGAGAAATATGGAATCTATGACTTTGCTTTCACGGATAGTTTGATTAATGGAAGTATGAAAGCCTATAAAGAAATGTGTACAGCACTGGCCGATTACAATAACAAGAATCCTAAACACAAATTGACATGGAGTGGTCAGTATATCTTCAGACCTGCTAATCAAATGCCAGATCATATTTGGAAATTAAGTGCAGAAGCAGGACTTACAGAAGTAGCCGTTGGAATAGAAAGTTTAGACGAAAGTATAAGAAATCATATGCGTAAAAAGTTTAGCAATAATGATATTGTCTATAGCTTAGAATCAATGAAAAGATATGGTATAGTAGGAAATTTTTTAATGCTTGTTGGTTATGTTACTGAAAATGAAGAAACTATTCAAAATCAAAAAGACATGTTTACACAATTAAGAGAATATGCAGGTAATGCAATACGAAAGGTAGCAATAGGATCAACACTGGCTATACTGCCGGGTACTCCATTGGCATCAATGGCCAATGAAATTGGTGTTAAATTAGGTAAAGATGAAAACGATTGGGTAGGTTTATATAGTGATCAAAAAACTAGATTGCAATGGCGTGAGGATCTAATAGAACATTGTGTGAATTTAGGATTTTATGTGCCAGAGCATACTGGACAAGATCAATTGATGACTGCAGGAAGTGTGCTTCATGCCTGATGCAAAACTTACCATACAAGTTGGCGCCTTTAATGGCACGCCTGGTTTTATGATAGACGATCTAATAATCGAACCAAATACGTTATCAATGGGAGATCATAGTATGACATTCTCATATAACTATGGACAATCAGTAAAATTTAAAATGTTTGGAAAAAATAAATTTGATACTAAAATCGACGATGAAAATAATATAGTAGAAGACAAGTTTATACTAATAAAAGAATTATGCATAGACTATATGAAAATATCAAATTGGCAATTTCATAAACATATTTGGAATCCTTATTTTGCTTATAATAATCAGGAACGTGTGCTTACAATACCAAACAAAGAAAGTTTGCCACTGTGGTATCTAAACTTACAAAACTAGGAACAACATGCAATTTAGATTAAATGAAATACAACAACAGGTTGTTGATACATTAGTTAAAAAATACAAAGATAACAAGCAACCAGGTCGATCAGACAAAGCATATACCAATGGTGTTTCAGATACAGAGTGTAAAATACTTGAAAGTGTATTTGCAGATCTATTGCCCAATCAAACTATTTCTCATGCCATGGTATTGGTGGAATTTGCACCTTGGGTAATTCACACTGACTATACAAACAACAATGATAAACGTCCAGCAAATGCAATTCTTATTCCATTCAAGGATGAACAATCACATACCTTAATATTCAATGAAGAATGCACTGTAGAAGGTATCAATTTAATTGAAGAAACTTTTCCAGATATAGACAACCATATTGGCAAAGAAATTTATGATCAACACCTTAGTCATTGTAGATGGGAAACTGTACGTAAGGTAAGCATAGATGAAATATACCAATGGCAAAGAGGTACTGGAGTAATTTGGGATAGAAAGAAATTGCACTCAAGTGATAACTTTAAGAAAAATGGAGTATCTGTAAAGATTGCTCTAACAATGTTTACCGAACATGTTGCAGATCAATAGAAAGGCAATATAATAAACACATGACAGAATATACCTATGATGTACAAAAGTTGTTTTTAGAAATGATGATGCATGATGCACAAAGTTTCTTGCGAGTACAAAACATATTCAATGCAGAAAACTTTGACAGAGACTTGCGTGAAACTGCAAAGTTTATCTATGACCATGCAAACGAACACAAAACACTTCCAGACAGGGCACAGATAAAAGCAGTTACAAACATTGAACTGTTGGAGATTCCAGATCTCAACAGTGGACACACTGATTGGTTTTTACAAGAGTTTGAAGCATTTACAAGACGCAGTGAACTAGAACGTGCAATACTTAAAAGTGCTGACCTGTTGGAGAAGGGAGAGTATTCACCAGTTGAGAAACTTATAAAGGATGCAGTACAAATAAGTTTAACAAAAGATTTAGGCACAGATTACTTTGAAGATCCACGTGCAAGATTGGCGGCACTGAAAGACAACAATGGCCAGAATAGTACAGGTTGGGCAAACTTAGACAAACTGTTGTATGGTGGATTCAACAGAGGTGAACTACAGATATTTGCAGGTGGATCAGGATCAGGTAAAAGTTTGTTCATGCAAAACTTAGCAGTAAATTGGATGGAAGCAGGACTCAATGGAGTGTACATCACACTTGAATTGAGTGAAGGATTGACTGCTATGCGTATTGACAGTATGCTCACAAACACTCCAAGCAAACAATTGTTCAAGGATATCGAAACTGTTGAGATGAAAGTAAAAATGATGGGCAAGAAGTCAGGTGCGTTGCAAATCAAGTACATGCCTGCACAGAGCAACGTAAACGACATAAGAGCATTTGTAAAAGAACTTAGTATCAAGCAAGGAAGAACTATTGACTTTATGTGTATTGACTATTTAGACTTGCTGATGCCAGTAAGTGCAAAAGTATCTCCAAACGACTTGTTTGTTAAAGACAAATATGTTTCTGAAGAACTGCGTAACCTAGCAAGAGAACTGAACATACTGTTTGTAACTGCTTCACAGTTGAATAGAAGTGCAGTTGAAGAAGTAGAGTTTGATCATTCACACATATCAGGTGGTATTTCAAAGATCAATACTGCTGACAATGTGTTTGGTATATTTACAAGTCGTGCAATGCGTGAACGTGGTAGATATCAAATACAGGCAATGAAAACAAGAAGTAGTTCAGGTGTTGGTATGAAAGTGGACTTGGAGTTTGACATTGAAAGTTTGCGTATACGTGATCTAGGAGATGATGAAGAGTATCAACAGTTTAAGAAACAAAGTTCAAGTATCTATGATCAAATTAAAGCAAAGTCAATACAAAGTGATCCTAACACAGATGCAACTGTAGAAGATGAACCAGGCAAGATAGTTGCCGATGTACAAAGTACAAAACTAAAACAGATGTTAGCAGGTATCAAGGCAAAAGGCTAAGCATATTGATCAATAGGCATGGAACGTACATTTTTTCGTTTTACTTTTAGATAGTTACTGTTGTCTTTGGACCACATCTGTCCCTCACCAACAACCACACTATCACGAGCATACTTTACAGGACGATCAACAACCAAATCTACATAACGTCCTTCGCCTACACCTAGTGTAATAAAGTGTATATAATTTTTACTATCACTTTTAAACACTCTGCTATTTGCAACTATACCTGCAAATTGAAACTTGTCTAAAAATAAATTTTGCAATCCCATGTTTGGCAAAAAGCCAGGGCTATTCCATGCTCCGTGTTGTTTGAAACTTTCAACTGGATCTTCTGTGATCCAATTGTCAAAGCCTAGTTCACGCAGGTCCCATCCGGCACGTTTTGCTTCGTTGCGATATACCCAACGTGCATATGATCCTTGACAATGCATTAAACAAGCACGCCAGAACTCTTTCGGATTGTATACTTTATGATATGCAAGTGCCCATATAAGTCTGCCTAAGTTAACTGCGTGTGCCCTACACAAACCAAACCCACTCAAACTTTGCATTTGTTCATAGATGTCGTGTTTGTCTGGGTGATCACCTAATCGTGCCATAAATTGCATCATCTTTTCTTCATTCTTTTTTGCAAAAGCACGACGATACATATCTGCTTCATATGGTGATATGCCAATCAACTTCATTATTTTATGTATTGCATCATCTTCATACACTATTGCATTCTTTTGTATGCCTTTTTCGCTCCAGTCACGAAACCAACTGGCTTTACGTCTGCCTTCCATAGCAACAGGACGCACCAATGCACTTGCAAACACACAGTCCTCAACACCTGTTGGTTGCAATGCACGAAACAGTCTTTTCATGGTTGGTGATTCACCCTGTGTAACACCAAGCACATCACCTCTACACAGTAAGTCGCTGACACGTTCATCCTGCTTTGGATAAGCATCTAGTCTTGTGTGTGGATCTATTTCCAACAGTTGTGATAAACCTCTGTTGGCTAATATGTCCACTTTTAAATGTTCTAAGTCTTCTACTTCGTTTTTGTCAAGCAGTATAAGATTGTCATCACGAAACAAGCTCTTGGGCAATGCTCTATCAAACACTAGCACACCACCACAGTGTTTGCTTATACAACGTTTTTTGCCCATAAGTTTACGTTCAATGCGAGTTGCCTCTTGTTCATCTATGCCAAGTTTTTTGTATTCAAAGTCAGCAGGTAGTTTGCCTTTTGCACCTAGTCGCTTGGCGGCCTCTCGACGTGCTGACTTTTCTCTGTAAAGCACATAGTTTGATATTCTAGCACTCTGTGTTGGCCATCGATCAAATATTCTCTGCATGGCTAGTTCTTGTTTGTGATGAGGAATATCAATATCCACATCTGGTAAATCATCTCTGTGCGGATTCAAAAATCTTGCCAGTGGTATGTTCCATTCAATAGGATCAACGTCAGTTATGCCCATGAGATAGCAAACCAAACTGCTACCAGCACTACCTCTGGTCATGTGTGGTATGTCTTTGTTGAGATCAAGTATAAGTCTTATTTTGAGAAAGTAATCTGTGAACCGTTGTTCAAGAATGATTTGAAATTCTTCTGCTAGTCTGTCTTGGTATTCTTTGCCTTGTGGAGTTGGTCTTCTAAATTGTTCTAATAATGATTGTATCTGTTCTATTTCTGTTTTCATGTTTGCCTATGTTTGCCTAAAGATGCCTTAATAGGTATATTTACTCCAGAAAATATGCTACTATAAATATTTGCATCATGATAGTAGAAGTTGAAAATTTTTTGCCAAACAGTCTAGTTGATCAGTTAGTAACCTTTGCGGAAACAAATCAAGATTGGCAACTACAAGAAATGCAGGAAAATTTACCAAGGAAAAAAATTAGTTGGTTGCTAGATAGTCCGATTGAAATTGCACACAACTGGTTTGAGAATCTTCCATTGTTTGAACATTTAGACTTTATGGGCATTACACTATGGAAAGATGATGTTGACTTTGCAATGTCTCCTCATCTTGATAATGATAGAGTACGTGTAGCAGTGCAAATATATCTGGATAATAGAGAATCCCCAGGAACACAATTTGGTGATCGTATGATAAAATATGGACGCAATCGAGGATACATCATGTATAACAATCCTACAATGATACACGGTGTGCCTGATCAAACACCACATGAAGGTAGATTAAGTATCTATGCATTATATCAATGATTTTTTGTACAGGTAACCCTGCTCGCAAAACTATTGCCTACGCAATCAAACCTGACAAATATGCCAGTTTAAGCACTGGTTATGACTTTCGAACCAACGAATCTAAAAAAAAGTTTGAAGATGAAATTGCAAACTACAAAGTCTTTATTAACAGTGCTTTTGTTTTTCCAGGCATACAAGAACAGTTAATGCACATATGCTATAGTCGATGGATGAAACAGGACATTAAAGGACATATTGTGAACATCGGCACTACACTTGAAAACACCAATGATACTAGTTCTTACAATGTAAGCAAACAAAAACTTAGAAAAAAGAGTATAGAACTCAGTGCTAATACAGGAATATCAGGTGTAAAAACAACTTACGTAGTAATTGGCGGTATAGGTGAAGATATGTGTGATACCAAACATATTGGTAGTACAATTAAATGGATAATTCAACAACCGTTTCGTATTCCCTTAATACAAATTGAGTCTGTAAAATGATTGCTTATAAAGATATCAGAGATGTGCATTTAGAAATATCTACATTGTGTAATGCAAGTTGCCCATGGTGCCCTCGAAATTTTTGGGGATATCCATTTAATGGCGGCTACCCAGAACTTTATCTTACATGTGAACACGCCAAGAAAATATTTTGCAAGGATTTTCTCAAACAACTTAAGAATATACGCATAAATGGTAACTTTGGTGATATTGTTATGAACCCAGATGCTTTAGAGATTATAGAATACTTCAAAAGTTGTAATCATAATCTAAGAATAAAAATTAGTAGCAATGCTGGCGCTCGCGATAGTACCTGGTGGAAAAAGTTAGCAAGTTTGGGTGCTGAAGTATTTTTTGCAATCGACGGATTAGAAGATACACACAGTCTTTATAGACAAAATACTATTTGGTCAACAGTTATGAGAAATGCTAAAACCTTTATTGATGCTGGAGGAAAAGCCCATTGGCAAATGATCAAATTCAAACATAATATACATCAAATTACACAATGCCAAGCACTTAGCAAAAAAATTGGATTTAAAAGATTTATAGTAATAGATGACGGTAGAAATACGGCTCCTGTATTTGATAAAAATGGCAAACTTACACATACACTTGGAAATTATAAAGGGGAAACAGACTTCAATAAACTATTGACAAGAAAAATGAATGATACTATACTATTAGAAGACATTATAGAAGATAAAATTCCAAGTGATACGCTCGACTGTGAAACTCAAAGAATGAAAAGTATCTATATTGCTGCCAATGGTGATGTAAGTCCGTGTTGCTATATGGGATTCTATCCTCAAACATACGGAAAAGGACAGTATCGAGAGGCTGCAAACAAACAACTATTATCATTAATAAAAGAAAACAATGCTCTTACATACAGTATAGAACACTGTATATCATGGTTTTCAACTGTTGAAAAACGTTGGAAAGAAAAAAATTACAAAACTGGGCGTTTGGTTATCTGCGATGATCATTGCGGATCCTGTGAAAAAAACATAAATACTGACAAAGGAAACAAAAATGCAAAAAAAGACTCGTAGCATCTTTGAAGAATTAGACGGCATCTACACTGAACGCTATGCTAAACATCAAGAGCGTGGTTATGTTGTAGAAAGTCGTGCCAGCAATGTGATTGCCAGTGCTATCCGTTTAATGGAACAGATCGACGAGTTGTATGATGCAGAGCAAAGTGAAAATTTGCAACGCAAACTATTAAATGCTATTCGTTTGCGTGATCCAAATAAATTTGCTAGATCAGTGAAGAGAGCCGATGACAAATCATAACAAACAAAAATTACAAGAACAATTGCTTGCTGAGTTTGATGCATTAGACAAACTTGGAAGAGGTATTGGACGCACAGTTGGTGCTGGTGCCAAAGCAATTGGCTCAGTGGCTGGAGGAGTTGCTGGATTAGGCAGTGCTATCAAAAAAGGTTATCAGGCAGGCAAACAAACTGTAGGTGGCGGTGGTGCTGATGTAAACACTGCAAAACAAAAACAAGCACAACAAACAAAATCACAAACACAAACACAAACAACCACAACAAAGAATCCGCAATCTGGTGTAGGTGCGGCTCTAAAACGTTTTGGAAAAGGTGTCGTAGGGGCAGATAGCTACCAATATCGACAAGGCACACAAGCACAACAGGATGCAAAGGCCGCAGGATTTAAGAATGTTGCACAACAGGCTGGTGATAAACCAACTACAACTACTACAAATCCTAAAGCAGATGCAGAAGCACAACGTAAAGCAGGATTAGAAAAGAAACTTGGCACTACAGGATCGCAAGCGGCTGCTACTAATAAGAACACTGATGCAGTTAATAAAAGTATTGCACGTAATCAAAAGAAGATTCAACAAAAGCAAGGTGGCGTAAAGCAAAGCGGAATAAGTCAAGGAATTGATATTGCAGGTGCAAACAAAGGCGTTGCCAATCTAAAAAAACAAGCAGGAAAGACTGCAACAAAAGTTCCTGGATCACCATCATCAACTGCAAAAGATGTAGGCAAAAAAGCAGGTGTAACTACTGCAAAAATAGGCAAAGACAAAATTGACCTTAATGATCCAAAAATGGCAAATATCGCAGCACAGATTAATAAACAACTCGGAGCAGATACGACTGATAAGATTAGTAAATTGCAAGCAGGTGATAAGGCAAAGTTGAAAAAGGCAATCTCATGAAGATAACAGAATTTAAAAAGTACGAAAATAGATTTACACTCTTAGAAAGTCTTGATAAACGTAATCGAGATACCTATCTAATATGGGAAAATGTTGGATACCAACTAAAAGAAGCTGCACTTAGCCCACAACAGATACAAGGATTATTTGCAGAGATAGAAAAAACTGCAACTGCCGCAGGTTCAAATAGAACTGCTATTGGATCAGCAAAAGATAAAGTTGATCAAGTTATTATAAAGCCTTGGAATGATCTCAAGTCAAAAGTTTACAATTCAGGACCTATGCAAGGCTTTGCACAAAAATATGATGCAGCCGCAGAACAACTAAAGCAAAGTGCAGGCGGTGACGAAGGCCGTGTTATGCAAGCAGTTAAAAAGTATAGACAGTTTGCTGAGAAACATCCAGTAATGCAAGGCTTTATCTACGCCGCATTGATTGCCGCCGCAGGTGTAAGTGGTGCAGGCTTAGGTGGTGCAGCCGCACTGGGTTTGTTCAAACTTACTGATCAACTGTTACAAGGCAAAGACATTAGAAGTGCATTATACAGTGCAGGCAAAACTGGTGCATTGGCCGCTGGTGCAAGCACCTTAGGAGACCTAGTACGTGGTGGTGAAGCAGTTGCTGATACTGGTGCAGGTGCAACAACTGGTGGATCACAACAAGGTGCATTTGCTGGCGGAGGAAATAGTCTTGACGGAATTACCGACGTTGATGCTGGAACGGCTGCAGATATGCGAGCTGCTGGCATACAAGATATTGCTGGTGCAACAAGTATTGATGATATTGTTGCAGACTTTGATGGTAAATTATCAACTGCTGAAATGAACATGATACAGGATTTGCCAAATCAAGATGGTATACCACAGAATGTTATTGATCAGTATAATGTGCAGTTAGGACCTATGTATGACGAAGCTGGCTTAAACCTAGCAGATTTCAAACCTGGACAACCATTATCGTCAGAACAAATGGACGGTATACTTAACTTACAAAACCAAGATGCAATACCAGATGATGTTATAGATCAATATAATGCACAACTACAGTCACATATTGATGGTGGTGGTGCCAATGTAGATATTGATCCTGATGAAATGAGTGGTGGTTCGGGTGCTGATAGAACTGCGTCTGCACAAAGCGGTAGTGTATCTGATAAAGTTGCACAAGGCAGAGCGGACCTACAAGCAAAAGCTGATCTAGTTGCACCAGGTGGCACAGGTGAAGGAATTGTTGTAAGAGGTAACATTCCAATTACAGACCCAGGACAAATAGAAGAATTCAACAGACTGTTTCCAGGCACAGATGCAATGAGTCCTGAGGCTAAGGAATGGTTAACAACAAATGTAGACGGAGCTGCAGAAAAATTTGATCAAGCTGCTGCCTCAAGGCCAAAGCCAACTGCACAACAGTTATCAAATCGCGGAAAGTCGATGGCCTTCCAAAGCGGCCATAGTACTAATACAAACGTATTGTCAGAAGATCAAATTACAAAATTATTTGTAGCAGTCGCATACAAACAAAATTTAATGGAAGCAGGAATGCTTTCAAATTTAAAAAAGCAAATTGGCAAAGGTGTTACTAAGTTAGGACAGAAAGCACGTCAAGTTGGTACAAATATTACAACAAAAGTTACTGCTGACA